CCACTTTGATAATCGTGATTAGACATTGAATGTACTACATCTACAGGTGCTACTTGTCTTAATATCTCAACGCATTTAACATAAAGCTTTAAAGCAACTTCAAAGTGTTGCCACCATTTACCATCTGCATCTTGTGGAGTTCCTGCTGTAGTTGTATTATATACATTGTCAATATGTAGAATATCGTTACCTACGCAAAATAAGACTCTATCTATACTAAAACCTTGTGCCTTACTTATAAGTCCTGTAACGCCTTCTAATACTCTATTGTATGCAATCTCTGTATTATATTCATCACCTGTCTCTAAAGCTACACCTAATTTACCAATATGAATATCAGCAGGATTAATCACTAATAAATGTTCACCTTTAACTCTTTTAATTTCAGGGTATTTTGGAGAATGATTTTCAATAAGACTTTTTATGTCTTCAAGTAAATCGTTTTGGTCAGTACCATATTGTTCTTTGGTAACTATGGAGAAACGTAAATCACCTCCCATATTCTGCCAATGCTTAACGCTAACAATATCTTTCTTTTCTATACCTCTATCTTGTAGATGTATGTCTAAAGCAGTATTGCCGTTAATATTTGACAAAGACTTACCCCTAGATTCATTGATTATCTCAACTTCTTCAGGGGAAAGCCTTAGTCTTTTTCCTTCTTTAGACAAACTATTTTTTAATATCTGCTATTCCTTGAGCACCAATCAAAGTAAGAAGTGCGTAAAATAAATTTGTTGCTGTAGATTCATCTACTCCTAAATAAGTAACTAAAGCAGGAACTACTACAGAACTTACCATATACCAAAACTTTTTACTGTTCAAAATCTGTTTTACTACAAGGCTATTAAACCAATTTGAAATTTTTTTCATTTTATTTATTTTTAATTATTAAATTTATATTTTCTCCGCCTAAATTAAGTATTTCTTTGATTAACAAGTCCATAGCTAATACAGAGTTTTGAACAACGTCTTGTTGAGTTCCTAGTCCTACTAGAATACAACCGCTTGTATCTTTAGGGAAATTACCCCTGTGAAATAGAATGTATTTTCTATTTGGTACATCTTTGACTAATAAGTGTAAGTAATCTCTTGAAGCTGATTCTCTAGCTAATCTAAGTCTTACATCATAAATACCCGCAGGAATACAACTTATAGTTTGTTGATTATCTAACCAAGGGTTTTCAAGAGTATCACACATTCTTTCTCCATTAAGGTAAAGTTCTCCTAAAACAGATTTATCAGAGAATGTATCTCTTATGAGTAATAAGTTAATCAGTTTTTTTTTTGTCAAATTTAACAAATTTATAAATCGTAAAAGTAATGGCTAATATTAAGGAACAAAAAGTTAAAAGCTCATTACACTCAGTTAGGCTGAATGCTATTGCTGTACTATTTGCTAGTCCTACTTGAAGGCTGTCTTGCATTTGTTTTATTATTAGGCTTTTTATCCAAATAGGATTTGAGCTTAGTTATATTAATTTGTTTTGGCTTGTAGTGTTTCTTCATTATGAGTAATCAGATGAGCTTAAAAAGTTCTGTAAGGTAAGTCTAGTTCCTTGATTTTGTGGTCGTTCAAGATTCATTCCGTTATAGTAAGCATTTCTATCAGGGTCTACATCTGCACCTGTGTTTGTTGAGTATTCAGGAAATAAAGAATTGTTATTACATAGGTAACTTATCATTCTTTCAGTATAATATTGAGCTGTATTTGAAACTTCTTCTCTTAGGTGCTGACTTTCGTCTGTGCTTAAAGCATTACCTGTCTCAGATGTCTTAGAGTAAATATTGCCATTTTCTATCTTAAATCTTAAAAAAGGTATAGCGTGATAAAATGCCCAATTTGGCAGCATATCTCCAACGTAGTCATCTAATAAAGTTTTGTAAGCTGCATTTACAGGTAGATTTACTGTTCCTGCTGTAATCAAGTCTTTTAACTTTTGATTTAAGTCAGTACCTAGCTTAGTTTCCACATATAGCTTCTGTGCCTGCCTTACATAAGGAAGTAGTAGCTCAACATCTACATTAAGATTGATTGCTGTAGAGTCCTTTAGTTTAGCTTCTGATATAAATAGTACGTAGCTCATAGTTATCTTGGTTTGTTATATCCGTTATTTTTCATTCTTTGTGGTGCTATTGCTACTAGCTTATCATTTTTTTCAGCTGTAAAACCTTCAGACCTAGCTTTAGTATATCCTATCAATTGGTTACTTGATATTTTACTTTTAGCTCCTCTTAATGAAGTCTTATAGATTCTACGCAAGAAGTAATGTCTGCATTCAGGCCCTCCTTTAAAAAGAAATATGTTATACTTTTGTGTGCCGTCTATTCCAAATCCTTTATTTACTACTTGACTATTAGCATTTACTAAGTCTTCTTTAGTATATATTTTTTTAGCTGCTACCATATCTCTACAAAAATCCCTACTAGTTCCTGATTTGTTAGTTAAGAAATTATCAGTAGCATAAACATATCTTACTTTGTAATAATCATTGTAAGACTTATTTACTCCATCTTGACTACTTCTCTTGTTTGGGGTAGCTTTAACTGATGAAGCAAGTTCTAAATTTTTATCAGCTTCTTCATTTAATACTTGCTCAAAATCAAAATCATTATGTTCTCCGTCAACTACCTCTTCATCTATTAACTCCCAATCTTCTGGCATATCTTCTCCGAACTCTTCTATCCACTTAGAAAGCTCTGTAGCTTCTGTGTGCCCTTCACAAGCCATATAGACTGTCTTACCTTCGTATTCGTGTTCGTGGTAGCCTTCACACCCTAAAGTCTTTGCACTAGCTAAGGCTTCTTCTATGGTGTCATAAACAGGCTTTCCGTCTATCATACCAACTTTAGCAAAGTCTTGTTTAAAATCTTCTGCTACTTCTCCTTCTAAAGGTGGTAGCCCTATTTCTTCCCTTATTTCGTCCTGAGTCATTACATCTCTAATTGTTTCAGAATCAAATTGGATAGTAATTGGTTTAAGTTGTACAAACTGAACAGGCATATCCATATTATTTACTTGGAATATCTTGTGTAACACTTTTAAGATTTGCCCTTGAAATGGCATTACTACTGTATTTAAGTAAAAATTACTAGCGTTTAATAATTCGTCGGCATTTGAACTGAAACCGTTAGCACTATCTAATCCCATAAGTGTCTTAGAAGTTACCCTATGACCTGAGAGGATGTTGCTAGTAAGTAGTTCTTGAAGTGCTATAAATTGTTTGTCTAAATCTGAAGGACTTATTGAAGTTATTTCAGGAACTCTAGTCTTGTCGTCTGAGAAAGTCAATACAAATTTTCCTGCATTTTTTTCTGATGTAAATTTAGATTCTAAGCTTCTTTCTATTTGATTTCTTTCTTCAGCTGTTGGAATTCCATTTGCGAAACTAATCATAAACGAACCTGTAAATCCGTTAGATATATTATTTAAGTGAAACTCTGAAACTTTAGAATCAATTAACGCCCAATTATTACAAGAAATGTAATCAGCGGTATAATAAGAGTTCATATTAGGACTGTAAAGCCCTGTATAAAGTATTTGATTAGGAGAAGTTCTATCGTTTACATTAAAGGCAGGTACTCTATAAGGTTTGTTCGTTCTTGTATTTGCCCAATCTCCTGAAACATAGTAACCTCTAGTCTTTCCGAATTCATCAGGTTTTTCACACCTAATTTTCTCGACCGGAATGTGGTACAGCTCAGCTATCTGTGTTCTGTCTTTTGACCATACTATATTAAGAGCAAATGCTCCTTGAAGTTTAAAGTCAAATGCTACCTTTTTTAATACTTCGTGAAGAGTTTCATTGCCATTAGCATTATTCATAAAGTTCTGAAGCTTTACTCTTGCTTCTTCATCTCTATCATCTTCGTCTGTTATGACAATATCTTCTGCCGAAATCATTTCAGCAGTTGCATTTACGATTGCAGCTGTTATTGAACTAGAATAGTAAAGGTCAATTAAGAATTGAGGGTAGAGGTTCTTCCATTCTCCATTAGCGTCTCCGTATTCAATCCAATCCTTTCCTCTAACCTCTTGTACTAAAGGAGCTGTTGAAGTGCTTAAATCAATGCTTACAATTTTATCCATTTTATATATTTGAAAGGTAGTTATTAATATTTGCAGACAACGCTGAATCTTCAGATGTATATATTTGAACATCACTTACAGTTCCATCATAAGGACTATTGTCAGTCGCTCTAACGCCAATAGCGTCAATATCCATAGTTCCTTCTAGAGTATTTGACTCAGCTTGTAAAACACCATCTTTGTAAAACCTAATTACATTAGATGAATTTCTAGTTATTACTATATAGTTATTACCAAAAGTTCCACTATCTAAAGTTAGTGTTTGTTGTACTCCATCTATCTTGATTCTAAATGAGCTAGAACTGAAATATTTTAAAAATTCATTAGTTGTCGTATTATCAGCTAAAATTGCACCGCTAAAAGTATTAGGAGTCGCTCTAAAAGCTACAGTAAAAGCACCGCTAATGCTAATTTGAGTTCCACTAGTTTGTAGATTTTGTGAATTCCCAGGTACAAAAGTTAATTTTCCATTTGCAGCATTATATGCAGGCTGTTCTGAATCTGTATCTTGTACTAAGTCAAAACTATTAGTAGAGCTATCAGACCATTGTTTAACATCAGTTCCTCTTAAGGATAGTCCTGTTTTAAATTTATACCAAGCAAGTAAAGAACTTTCATCAATAGGATTCCATTCTGCGCCACCTATATTTTTTGTACTTACTAAGCTAAGAGCTTGTTTTAATGCTAACATTATATAACTTGGTCGTAGTAACAAATAGCTAATCCACTTGTCAAAGTAATTGCCGAAACCGAAAGAAATAAAGTCGTTCCTGCTGCCATAGTCGTATGAAGACTTGCAGCTGAACTTCCTGTTCCTGTTTGAATATTACTAGCCGCTATTGAAGCTATTACACTTTCAGTTACAAAATAAACTGCATAATAATCTTTGCCACTCATTGCAGTTGTTGTTATTACATCACACCTGTTTTTTCCTAGTTGCTCTGTTAATAGTTGTTGTACGTTTTCTATTGCCATAATTTTTTTTTATTGTCCGTAATAAATAGTATTAGTTCCTTCTGGTGATTCGTGTTGATTGTATTGTACTTGTTCTGTTCCTGCTTTTTCTGTTAAATTTAAAATTCCTTTTGTAACTATTCCTTGAACTACTCCATTAGTGTTAGCTACAGGTAAAACGTCTATTTCAGTAGAAGGAGCTGTATTCAAAGCAACTACAACTGATCCTATCCAACTTACTTCATAGACTTCATACTTCCAATGTCCTGCGGGTAGAAGATGTATTTCAGCAGCATAAAAATCTACATTTAAAAGAACAGCTTCATATATAAAACTCATTCCTGTATATCTTGGATAAATTACTGAATTAGGATAGCAATAAGCAACTGAATCATCAAGGTCATTAATAAACTTTACTAAGAATCTAATCTGTGTAGAAGCAACAGAAGTATTTATTCTATTGTCTTCTGTAGATAGTTCAGCACTTATATTAGTTTCTGTGAATCCTTGTATCATACTATATAATAGAAAAAGTCTGTTTTTGTTTGAAAAAGAAAAAAGGGTAACAATTAAGCTACCCTTTTAAGATTATAAGAAAACAGATAAGAAAATTAAGATTTTATAGGGTTTCCTGAACCAAAGTTAAATGCTGAATTATCAAATGGTATTGCCGTATAATCTGCAACCATTGAAAAAGGTTTATTTTCTAAGCCGTCAAATGTAAGACTGTATCCCGAACGGTCACCAAAACTTGCTCCGGAATCCATAGTTCCTGCATTAAGTTCCATTCCGTTAGTTATTCCTAACCCTACAATTACATTATGTCCGTTTGCTAAAGTTGCATTTAATTCTGCAAAAATAACTACTTTAGTTTGACCTAATAATTTTATTTGATTTTGGTCTTCTTTTGTAAGTCTGTTAAGAACTACATTTACCGTTGGAGTATAGAAAATTGTTCCGTTCTCTGTACTTCCTGTAATTGTTTCTGAAAGACTAGCTACGCCAAGAGGTGTAGTGTATCTGTATAGAACATTAGAAGCCATTTCAATATCAGTAATTTCTCCTGCCGCTTCAACTATACCTGTTGTTTCTATTGGTGCTGTAAATTGGTCGTAAACTCCGAAATAAACGAATTTAATTCCTCCACTGATTCTATTACAGTCGAGTCCCCTACCTTTTGTTAGTGCTGTACAAGCCATTGTGTGTTTTTTATTAGGTTAAGGGAGTGAAGGGTTTTACCCCCTCACTTCCGTATTATTTATTTATTAAGATTGTCTTACGATATCAGCTCCTGTACCTGTTTGTACACCTGCTGAGTAACGAGCAACCATTCTAATATTATCTGAACCATCCAAAGTAGCCATATCCATCAAGTTGATTCTTGTAGCATCACTTAAAAGGTCAGTCCCAAAGAACATATTTGATTTTTGAGCTACTACCATTTGATTTTCTTCCATCCCATTACAAACAGCTAGTTTATACCCTTCAAACATTGGTACATAGTCTCCATTCATATTGTAAGCATTTACATATCCTAATGTAGAAACTGCTGAAATGTAGTATTGGTAACTTCTTTGACTCAAATAAATATGTAAGTCTTCTTTCCCTAAAGTAGTCGTAGGAATTGCAGCTACCGCTGACTGTAAGTTAGCAATAATATTAACTGCCGTATAAGGTATTGCCGCTCCATCTTGTACAACTGTTGCATCTACTCCTGGTAAAAGTAAACCTGTTACATTACCTAAGAATCCGTTGAATTGTCCTGCTACATTAGTACCTCCCCAAATTGAATCTTCAGTTGCTTGAGCTATAATTTCTCCCATATAAGAGATAACGTAATCATCAAAAGATGCAGGTGGTGGTGCTCCTGCTCCTGCTCTCATTTGTAACGCTTCCCAAGAAGAAAGTAAAGTCTCTTTACAAATATCCATATTTACTTGTAAGTTTTTAGGCTCTAATACTTTTTCAGTTAAAGCTAAAGTTCCTGCTGCTGTAAAGTCGCAAGTTGCGTCTACTACAGAATTAACTGTTTGATTAAGAGCTTGGATGTTGCTCTTAAATTTAATGTTTTCTATCATTGTTAGATAGTCTAACGAGTTTGATGCTTTTAAAGCTGCACTGATATAGAATCCTGCCGCCTTACCTGCAAAGTTTGAAGCTACTGTAATTGCCATAATTTTGTTTTTTTTAGTTTATGTTATTAGTTATGTAAGTTGTATAAGAACTTTTCTTGTTTTGTCATTCTTCTTAAATCTTGTGCAGTTGGTGTTGCTCTTTCTGAACTAAATTTATTTGTATCTAAAGGAGCTGATGCAGGTGCTTCTGCTAATTCAGTTTTTAGTTTATCATTTTCAGCTTTCAACTTTTTTAATTCATCTTCTGCTGAGAACTCAACTACTTCTGTAGTCTTAATAGATTTTGGATTAGTAGAAGGCGCAACAACTTCTTCAGCCATTTCTTCAACCTCATCATCTCCTCCGTCTTTATCTCTTTTAAGGTCTGCAACTGCATCTTCTAAATTTTTGATTCTGATTTCTAAACCTTTCCAATCTTCAATATCAGCTTCTTCAGCTAATTCCATTTCTTCTTCAACTACTTCTTCTTCAGTTTCGCTTTCTATAACTTCAGCAACGATACCTTCTTCTTCTACTCTGAAAGTAACTCCTGTATCAGTCTTGTAAGTTCCTACTGGCAATAAGATAGTCGTACCATCTTCAGTTAAAACAGAAATATCAACTCCTGCCTCTAATTCTTCAGCTGTTGAAACGAAAATAGTTCCGTCCTCGCTTTTCGCTTGATAAGCCATTACTACTTCTTCGCCTTTATCAAGACCAAGTGCTACCAATATTTGATTTTTTAAATCCATAGTTTTGTTTTAAGTTCTGTTATATAATAGAATAGTTATTGTTCTGTTTGATTTTTATCTTAGATTCCAATTTTATTGATAATTTTTAAAGTTTCTTTTGCTTCTGCGTTTGCTTTTTCTAATGGTTTTAAATCTAAATCACCCCATTTTTTAACTGAAGGTATGTCTAAATAATTAACCCCTAATTCTTTTGCTGCTTTTTGTAATTTTTTTATCTGATTAGCAGAGAATTTTTCTTGTGATTTTGCTTTATCAAGAGTTTCGTCTAATGTTCTCCAAGATTTTGCTAGATTTTTATTTGTACTCTTTAATTCTTTTAAGAATGACATCATTGCTTTCTGTTCTGACTTTACAGCCTTAATAGAAGCTTTTAACTCTTTTACTGAGCTATCTAAGTCATCAGCTATTCCTAACTCAACCTTTTCAGACTTCAGTTCAGTTTTAGATTCTTTTATTAGCTCGTTTAAAGCTGAAAGTATTTGCTCTTGCGTTGGTTGTCTTTTGTTCATTTGTTCAAATTTATTAGTAAAATAGCCTTCAATAGAAAGACCTTTAAGTTCTCCTGCTTTTATCTTAGACCAAATTTCATCATTTGAAATAGATAGCTTAACCATCCAAGTTCCCACAGGAAGTGAATAACCGTAAAGTGTAGACTTATCTAACTTAGTATCTTCTATTATCCAAGACTCAACTGTAAGTATTCCTGAAACTCTGTCTTGATGTTGATACGTTGCTTTGTGATGATTGTTATGTTTCAAATAAAGCTCAGATGCTTTACGTACTGTATCAGGACTAAAGTAAACATAGTAATCTGAGTCTGTATTAGGATCGTGTCTAAAGATTTGCTTGTTAGGAATCAAAGCAGGACTTACTAGCATACGCTTTTCCTCATCTACTTTAGCGAAAGTTAAGTTGTTCTTTTCTTTACCAAAGAATACAAAGTCTTGTTCTATAGCAGGACTTGTTACTAGACTGATAGCGTCTATTGCAAGTTCCTGACTATCGTCTGCAATTACTAATTCTACTATTTTAGTTTCTTTCATATCTTCATAATAGTCTTTATTGTCAGCTTCACAATCAGCTTTTGAGTCATACTTACAGCTTCCTGTCTTTCCCCATTTAT